GAAGCGGCAGAGGTAATGAATATGCGAGCAGCAGAGTTCAAGAGATCCTGCCGAACACGCATGACCATGGAAGCAGTTAGAAAATACAAGAATCTAGAGTTCTATATTCCTTGGTCGTTTGACTATCGTGGTCGTGCGTATCCAATCCCTGCGTTCTTGACACCCCAAGACACAGATTTTGGTAAAAGTTTACTACAATTTGCTGACGAAGCACCTGCTGACTCAGTTGAGAAGTGGTTAGCTTTCCAAGTAGCTACCAGTTATGGTCTTGATAAAGCTACTATGGAAGAGAGATTAGATTGGACTAGAGACAATCACTCTTTACTTGCAGCAATAGCTGGTGATCCTATAGCATTTTTGGGTCATTGGGAAGCTGCCGAAGAACCATGGCAGTTCCTAGCAGCATGTGAAGAATATTACCATTGCTGTATACAACGAGACAGAGATACTACTTCTCTGCCTGTGGCAACCGACGCTACATGCTCAGGCTTGCAGATACTTGCTGGCTTGGCTCGGGATAAGTCCACAGCTACATTAGTCAATGTTGTTCCATCTGATAAACCACAAGATGCGTACGCAAAGGTTGCAGAGACAGCACTAAGCTTAGGAATACCTACTAATGTGCATGCCGTATGGGATCGGAAGTGCGTCAAACGTACTGTCATGACCATCCCATACAATGCAAAACCTTTCTCTAACCGCTCTTATATCAAAGATGCACTTAAAGAGAAGGGTATAGAGGTCGATAAAGACGATCTCACACAGATAGTTAATACTGTACGTCAGGCTATGCACCTTATTGTGCCCGGTCCGATGTCAGTCATGAGATGGATAGAGACTGAGGTGTCTAAGTCCATAAAAAATGGTGCAGACTCCATAGAATGGACGACACCTTCAGGCTTTGTAGTGAAGCAGCATATCATGAAAAAGAAGGTAGAACGGCTAGACTTACAGCTACTAGGTAGATGTCAGTTATCCGTTGCAACAGAGGACAGCGACAGAATTGATCTTACGAGACACAAGGCTGCGACTGCACCCAACCTAATCCATAGCCTTGACGCATCCTTGTTACACCTTGCGTTGCGGAGATTTGATGAGCCGATAGCACTAATTCATGACAGTGTGTTAAGCAGGGCTTGCGATATGGATAAACTATCTGCTATAATAAGGGAGACGTACATGATTCTCTTTGCAGAACATGACTACCTCACAGACTTTGCCCGACAAATCGGAGCAGATACAGAACCACCGATCATTGGCGACTTACAGCCAGAGACGGTTATAGAATCAACTTACTTTTTTTGTTAAACATGCCCAAGAACGTACACGTTACTGACGAAATTAAATTAGAAGGCTTCCAAGCCATACTTGAACCCGGCAAGTTCGGTTACTCTTTATCAGCAGTTGTTGATAACAAGATAATTGACAAGCTCGAGACAGAAAGAGCTGATGTCCTTAGATGGGCAGAAAGCAAGCTCAAGAACCCAAAGAGAGCCACCTTAAAACCTACACCATGGGAGGAGGTCGCTGATGGTAAATATAAAATCAAGTTCTCATGGGGAGAGGACAAAAGACCCGGCGTGGTCGATACAGAAGGTACACCAGTTACCGACACAAAGACACCACTATATGGTGGGTCAACAGTTAAACTTGGTTTCTTTCAGAAGCCATACATACTCAGGGATGGCGTTACCTACGGAAGTAGCCTTAAGCTGCTTGGCGTACAAGTTATTGCTGTAGGAGAAGGTGCAGCTGTAGACACAGATAGCATGGACGAGGAGGAAGTAGCCGATCTATTCGGTAAGACTGAGGGATTCAGAACCTCCGAGCCTAAACCAGTTGCCGCCCCTGCCCCAGAAAATGAAGAAGAAGAAGAAGAAGACTTTTAGGTCTAAGTTAGAGGAGAGCGTCGCTGCTCTTCTCGATCAAGTAGGTGCATCATATGAATATGAGACTCACAAGGTAGCATACACTATTATGCACCATTACAATCCTGATTTCATTTTGCCTAACGGTATTATGCTAGAGGCAAAAGGTTATTGGGATGCAGAAGATAGACGCAAGATACTAGCTGTCGTGCGAGACAATCCAGATATAGACTTGCGTATGGTATTTCAAGCTCCGTTCAATAAGATCAGCAAGAAATCCAAAACAACTTATGCCCAATGGTGTGAGAAGCACGGCATCAAATGGGCAGCTGTACACGCAATCCCCATAGATTGGTTAATATAATGAATGAAAGCGAATTTGTGGCACACGAACCATGCAGTAATTGTGGTTCATCAGATGCTAACTCAGTTTACTCTGATGGTCACAAGTTCTGTTTCGTGTGTCAGACGTACACCCCAGCAGATGGGGACAACACCACCTATATAATGACAACACATGACAAAGCACAGTTCCTCGGAGAAGCCGAACAACTCAAAAGGCGAAGAATATCCGAGAAGACCAACGCCTTCTATCGCATCTATCGGTATGGAAATACCTTACGCTTCCCATATCATGATGAGCATGGACAGGTTGTTGGATTCAAAGTCCGAGCCAAATCCAAAGACTTCCACTACGAAGGAAAGTCTACCGACACCCTCTTTGGCCAGCACCTATTTCCTACTAATGGCAAGCGAATTGTTATCACAGAAGGAGAACTAGATGCTGCCAGTTGTTATGAAGTTATGCCGGGTTGGCCAATGGTCAGCCTACCTCATGGTGCGGCAAGTGCCAAAAAGGACTTACAAAAGCAAATCCCCTTCTTGCAAGGATACCAAGAGATCGTCTTGTTCTTCGACAACGACGACGCAGGGCGTCAGGCCACTGAACTTGCCTCGGGAATACTCCCATCAGGGCGTGTTAAGGTCGCTCGACTCGAGAATTACAAGGACGCTTCAGACGCTCTCCAAGCTGATGACAAAGACGCTATAAGAAAGGCAATCTGGGATGCTAAACCATACAGGCCGGACGGCATCGTAGATGGTAAAAGCCTCTTTGATATAGTCACAGAACCTGAGCCACCATCACAATGGGACTATCCGTTCTCCGGCATGAACGATATGTTACATGGCATCAGATATGGAGAACTAATTACTATTACTGCCGGTACAGGTAGTGGTAAGACTTCGTTTGTTAGAGAACTAGCATCAGAGCTTCTCGAAAGAGGAGAAACTGTTGGCATACTAGAACTTGAAGCAAACAACAAACGCACAGCACTTGGACTGATGTCAGCTGCTGTGGGAAAAGCTCTACACATTGGAGAACACGACAAAGATGAACTCAAAAAACACTTCGATAATACCTTTGGTAATTGGAATGTCTATTTGTTTGATGGCTTTGGTTCGTTTGACCCAGATGTTATTTACAACAGGATCGAATACCTTGCCAGTGGACTGGAGTGTCGTATTATATTCCTAGACCACCTCAGCATATTACTATCAGGACTTGATGGTGATGAAAGAAGAATGATAGACTCCACCATGACTAGACTACGAAGTTTAGTAGAGCGTACCGGAATCACATTATTTTTAGTATCACACTTAAGGAGGTCAAATAGTGACAATAATTCGCACGAGGAGGGAGGACGTGTATCCCTCGGACAACTACGAGGCTCTCATTCGATCTCTCAGATCAGCGATAGCGTCATCGCTTTGGAACGAGACCAACAGAGCGAAGATAACAACAATACAACAACTATCAGAGTTCTTAAGAACCGTTACTCAGGAGAAGTTGGCGTCGCTACACGACTGACGTATGACCTATCCACCTGTAATTTTTACGAGGCCAAAGATGAAATTGAGACAACACCAGTTTTCGACGCAAGCACAGATTTCTGACTTGCAGAAACCAAACCCACCCACCAAACAACAGAAAAGACGTGCCAAATTCAGAGACAAAACCTACTACCCTCCTGTTCGATCTGGAAACAACACCACTAGACGCAGAGAGGACTGAAATACATTGCCTAGTCATTCTCGACTATGAGACTGGTGAGACTGAAAGGTTTAATGACACCGGCTCAGGGCAGCCTATACTGAGAGGTATTACAACCCTCATGGACGCCGACACTATTATCGGCCACAACATCATAGGATTTGACATACCTGTGATACAAGAATGTTACCCCTTCTTTCAGCCAAAGGGTCGCATTATAGATACATTATTATTGTCAAGGTTATACCACCCTGACATGCTTGAGCTCGATAGAAGAGCCAAGGTCAATGGTATGCCAACAAAGCTTTATGGTCGCCACTCTTTAGAGTCATATGGCTACAGATTAGGAGAATACAAAGGGAACTTTGGAGAAACCTCTGACTGGAAAGAATGGAGCAAGGAGATGGAGGACTATTGTGAACAAGATACAATCGTTACAAGAAAATTATGCCAGCATTTCCACCCTTACCTGATTGGGTCCAACTAGAACATCAGGTCGCACACATATTACAAAAACAGGAAGAACATGGATGGTACTTTGATGAAAGCTCTGCACGGGAACTTGAACAAACTCTCAGAGGAGAACTGGAAAAAACTACTGACCTACTACGAAGGAAGTACGCTTTCGTTGCCGGAGCAGTGTTCACTCCTAAGCGAAATAACAGGACACAAGGATACGTACAAGGATCTTCCTTTACAAAACTCAAACAACTCAACCCCACATCAAGAGATCAAATAGCATGGATACTGAAGACCCACGAGAACTGGAAACCGAAATCGTTGACTGCCTCCGGGAAGGCGGTTATCGACGAGACCGTATTAAAAGATATTGGGTCGGAGACAGCCCTGTTGTTTCTTCGATGTCTAGA